ACATATCACCAAAGATTAAACGATACTGGTTATTCATTTCCATTTGAGGAGATAGCACTTGAATTAATTAGAGTGTTAAAACCAGGTGGAGTAATAATGTGGAATGTGGCAGATCAAACAGTTAAAGGATCAAGAACAGGTAATAGTATGAGACAATCATTATTCTTTATGGATAATGGATTGAGATTACACGATCATCTAATTTGGTATAAGACAGGAACACCATTCCCATCACCATACAGATATAGAAATGTATGGGAGAATATGTTTATCTTAACAAAAGGAAAACCAAATACATTCAACCCAATTCTAAAAAAGAATAAGACTGGTGGAGCGGTTAGAAAAAGTAGAAGGTATAGAAATCATAATGGGGAGTTTGTAGATGGTTTTAATGGAGTTCCAATTAAAGAATATGGAAACGATGATAATGTGTGGTACATCGCTAATGGTGCCAATAAATCATATAAGTTAGATGGGATCAAGGATCACCCTGCGATTATGACTGAAGAGATCGCAAGAAGACATATTCAATCTTGGACTAATGAGGGTGATATTGTCTATGATCCTTTTTTAGGTGCGGCAACCACAACAAGAATAGCAAAACAGATGAATAGGAATTGGATAGGTAGTGAGATCCATAAACCCTATTTTGATATAAGTAATAAAATAATGAACGATGAACCTATCAATTAAACACAAAGCATTCTGTGATGAGTTTTTAAGTAATGGATTAAATCAAGTCCAAGCCTACAAATCTGTCTATAAGTGTAGTGATAAGGCAGCACAATCTAACGCCACTAGGTTGATGGAAAATGAGGGAGTTAAGTCCTACATCCAACAACAACAAGAAAAGACGGCAGAACGATTAGAAATCACCAAAGAAGGACTACTACAAGACCTTATACAGATTAAAGAAAACAATATAGAGACAAGACCGGCAACTGCTATGAAGGCAATTGAGATCATAAATAAGATGAGTGGGTTTGATGCCCCAATTAAACAAGACATTACAATAACGGAACAACCATTATTTTTAGATAAAGAAGAAGAAGAATGAAAACAGAACAACATTTATTATTAGGGGACAGCAAGGATCGTCTCAAAGAATTAAAAGACGAGAGTATTGATTTACTAGCAACCGATCCACCGTATGGAATTGAGTTCATGAGTAAGAGTTGGGATAAGGTATTACCGGATAAAGAGATATGGGAGGAATGTTATAGGGTATTAAAACCTGGTTCATTCATTGCGGTTATGTCCTCACCTCGTAGTGATGTCTTATACAGAATGATTAAGGACTTGGAGGATGCGGGGTTTGATATGAGTTTTAGTCCGTTGTTATGGACTTACCATACTGGATTCCCCAAAGCGAGTGATACAAGTAAGATGATTGATAAACGACTTGGTGCCGAGAGGGAGGTTGTTGGTAAAAATGAAAACCACAGAAATACTGAAAGTGATGTTATACCATTAGGATTTCAAGGTGGTAGAAGTAATGGGGACATAACAGCACCATCAACAGATCTGGCAAAGAAATACGAGGGAAGTAAATTAGGGTTCCAACCAAAACCAGCAGTAGAACATATCATTATTGGAATGAAACCACACGGATCAAAAAGTTATATTGATAATGTATTAAACTTTGAGGCATTACCTGATAGTGTTAAAATGACCTACCCCTTCTTACAAGTTCCAAAACCAGCAAAGAAGGAAAAGAATATTGGAACTGATACCAACCGGCATCCAACCACGAAGCCAGTTAAACTTATGTCTTACATCATCACCCTCTTTACAAGGGAAGGGGATTGGGTATTAGATCCGTTCTTGGGTTCAGGTACAACAGGTATAGCGTCAAAACTTATCAACAGAAACTTTATTGGTGTTGAAAGAGAAGAAGAGTATATGGAGATCATACAGGAACGATTGAGTGTTAGTCGTGATGAACTAATCAAGTTCTTTAAGAAGTGAGTTATAGTAAAGGTGTAATGTGGTTGGCAGATTGCCGTATTCCGTTTGGTGATACGGAGGATATTGATTTTACTTCAAAACAAAGTGGAAAAATCTATTGTGGAAACTCATTAAATGAAAGCGTTACTGAAAGAAATAATACAACACATTATACAACACAAGGTCGTTTCACCCCTAACTTACTGGTATGTGATGATATGTTGAATAATGTAGCAAATAGTCCAGACAATTATGGAGACAAAGGAACAAACTCAAGAAACTACGACCTAGATAAATGGTTTGATAAGATGGTAGATGAGTTATAGTAAAGGTGTAAGTTGGATTGGAGATTGTAGGATCCCCTTTGTTGATGAGGGGGATACATTTATGATAAATAAATTAGAATATCAAGGTAAAGATTGGTATAAAGAAGGTTGTGAATATAAAGGGATTAAAGAATACAACACACAAGGTCGTTTCACCCCTAACTTACTGGTATGTGATGATATGTTGAATGATGGGACAATTACAAAAGCAACAGCAGCAGGTAAAAAAGGTAAAAGTGGATTTGTTAATGGTTATGAAAGTGGTGATTATGATATACCTTATGGTGATAAAGGAACAAACTCAAGATACTACGACCTTGATCTATGGTTTGATAATATGATTGATAGTTTATGAGTAAGTTTATTTATACGACTGCTTTAAGAAAGATTAGACAGATGAAGTCCCGTATCAAAGTTATACAGGGGGGAACATCAGCATCTAAAACATTCTCCATACTAGCAGTCCTAATAGATAAAGCAATCAAACAACCTAATTTAGAAATATCTGTAGTATCAGAGAGTATCCCGCATCTCCGTAGAGGTGCCAATAAGGACTTCTTAAAGATTATGAAAGAGACTGGTAGGTTTATCCCCTCCAACTATAATAAAACCCTCTTACGATACGAGTTTAGTAATGGTAGTTATATTGAGTTCTTCTCCGCTGACGATGAAAGTAGATTGAGGGGAGCAAGAAGGAATATCTTATACATCAACGAGGCTAACAACTTGAACTACGATGCGTTTCTACAATTACAGATTAGAACTGATGGGGACATATACCTTGACTACAACCCCACCTCATCGTTCTGGGTTCATACAGAGGTTCTAACCCAACCAAATACAGAACTACTGGTCTTAACATACAAGGACAACCAAGCCCTATCCAACGAGATTGTAAAACAACTTGAAGCAAACAGGGAGAAAGCCAAGACCTCTACATACTGGGAAAACTGGTGTAGGGTTTATTTAGATGGATTAGTAGGAAGTGTGGAAGGTACAATATTTAATGACTACGAGGTTATAGATAAAATACCAGAGGAAGCCAGTTTGTTAGGATATGGGTTGGACTTTGGATACTCACAAGATCCAGCAGCACTTATAGCCTTATACAAATACAACGATCAAATTGTTGTCGATGAGGTTGTTTATCAAACGGGGTTATTAAATAGTGAGTTGGCAAGTATAATGAAACAGAATGGAATAACTGAAGAAGTATTTGCCGATAGTGCTGAACCCAAGTCAATCCACGAGTTAAAGAGATTTGGTTTCAAGGTTAAACCTGTAGAGAAGGGTAAGGATAGTATCAATTATGGAATACAGATTTTACAACAAAAACATATGTTAGTAACAAGAAGGTCAAGAAACCTTTTAGATGAGTTCAGTAAGTATATGTGGAAGAAGGACAAGAATGGGGGATATGACACTAGTCCCATAGACGCCTACAATCACGGTTGCGACGCACTTCGCTATATTGCCATGATGAAGTTGGGACAAAGAAAAGAGGCTTCTAATAAACCGGTGATGAGGTTTATGTAAAAACGATAAAAAGAATAATATATTTAATAATATGATAGAGATAAATGTTGAATTAGATGAGGGTAATAAGTTATATGAGTTCCCTACTTCTTGGAGTGAGGTGAGTATAGAGAAGTTCCAAAACCTATACACAATCAATAAGGACATACATACAGGAATGTTTTATACCTTTGAGGTAATACACCAACTAACAGGAATTGATAGAGAGATTATAGAACAGATTGATTACGAAAACTTTACGGAGTTGGTAGAACAAATGAAGTTCATATACGAACCGATTGAGGAAAAGAAAATGGAGTCCCTTATTATAGAGGGTGAGGAATACTTTTTATACACGGAGTTTAACAAATACACAGCGGGTGAAATAATATCATTAGAGACCATCTTATCATCAGCCAACAACGAGATATTCAAGGTGATGCCAGAACTACTATGTATATTCTTACGAAAGAAAAAAGAGAATGGTAAGTTGGAGAAATATAAGACATCGTTTATGGAACGAACACAAATATTCAAGAACATTAAAATTGATGAAATAAACCATATATTCACTTTTTTTTTAATTGGAAGAGATTTAT